CGTACTGGACGAGTCACACTACGTGAAAAACCCCAAGGCCAAGCGAACCAAGGCCGTCGTGGGGGACCGGCGCGAACCCGGGCTGCAGGCACGGCGCAAACTGGCGCTCACGGGCACCCCCGTGACCAACCGCCCGATCGAGCTATACTCCACCCTCCGCTGGCTCGACAGCGAGGCGTGGCCCTCCTTCATGGGCTACGCCAAGCGCTACTGTGCGGCCCATCGGACCCGGTTTGGCTGGGATTTTACCGGGGCGAGCCATCTTGCCGAACTGCAGGACACCCTCCGGCAGACGGTGATGGTCCGGCGGCTCAAAAAAGACGTGCTGACCGAACTGCCAGCCAAAACCCGGCAGGTCATTGAAGTGCCTCCCAACGGGGCGGCAGCGGCTGTGGACCGGGAGAATGCCGCGTGGGACCGCAAGCAGGCATCCCTCGCCGCCCACAGACGGGCTGTAGCGGACGCACAGGACAGCGGGAGTGCTGACGCCTACCGGCTCGCCGTCAAGGCGCTCAGGGAGGCTGAGGGCGTGGCCTTCAGCGAGATGTCCAAGGTCAGGGCACAGACGGCTGTCGCGAAGCTCCCAGCGGTGCTGGCGCATGTCAAGGATGCACTGGAGGCGAGCGGCGGCAAGGTTGTGGTGATGGCGCATCATCATGAGGTCGTGGACGGGCTGCTGGCTGGCCTCTCGGACTACGAGCCGGTGACACTCACGGGCCGGACGCCAATGGCCGACCGGCAAGCCGCTGTAGACCGGTTCCAGGGCGACCCGGACTGCCGTGTGTTTGTGGGCGGTATCCTCGCTGCTGGCGTGGGCATCACCCTGACGGCGTCAGCGCATGTGGTGTTCGCGGAACTCGACTGGGTACCGGGCAACGTCTCGCAGGCCGAGGACCGGTGTCACCGCATCGGGCAAACCGACCGCGTCTTGGTCCAGCACTTGGTCATTGACGGGTCGCTGGACGCTCGCATGGCCCACATGATTGTGGACAAGCAGGCGGTGATTGATGCGGCCCTGGATGACGAGCCGGACCGTACGCTGGTCGTGCATACTCCCACTCCCCCGCCTCCCCCGCTGCCGGACGCGCATCCCGATGATGCGGCGGCAGTACAGGATGCCCTGCGCAGTCTCGCCGGGGTCTGTGACGGCGCGGTCGAACTGGACGATCAAGGATTCAACCGGTTCGACACACGCCTGGGGACGAGCCTCGCGGCAGCACCCAAGCTGTCCGCTCGACAAGTCGACGCGGGTCTCCGCGTGGTCTGGAAATATCACCGGCAACTCGCGCCGGACACCGTGGCCGCGCTGAAAGTCGCGCTGGACCGCCGCAAAACGTAACGGAAGGAGGACTAACAACGTGAGGGGACGGGCCTTCGGGTCCGTTTAAACGGCACCGCTCTGGTCCCAAGTCCAGAGCAGAAAGGACCATACGCCAATGTCCTACTATGACAACCCGCAGGGGAGCTATGACGCCTGGCGAAAAACCATACCCTGGACCAATGCCGAGATAGCGCTCGCCTTCCGCGAGGAGGCCAAGGCGCTCCCCCCCTACCTGCAAGAGAAGCGTCTCTGGCAGGCCCGTCACCTCGACCAGCCCGGTGCCCGTGTGTCCCGCAACGCGCTGACTATGGTCCTGCCGCGTCTGGTCAAGACCTGCGTCCTGTGCGGCAAGACGGCGCTCTACCGGGCCGGGGTACAGGGCTACTGTCAGGCGCACAAGCACGAGGCGACCCGGCAGCATACCTCGCACCAGAGGGTGTCGAGAGACCCGTATGCGGACGACAAAGAGCAAGACATGCTCCGGAGAGACCGCGATGGGCGGCGGAGGGATACGCTCAGAGCCTATCGCCGGAAGGCCCGATTGCGGGACCGGCGAATCTAACACTGCGACACTCTGCGATCACAAAAAAGAGAATAGTGCAGCACAGGGAAAGGACAAATGTGCATGGAACTCATACTGCTACTGGGAGGCGTGGGAGGCTTGATAGCCCTGGCATGGGGCCTGACGCCACGCGACCGTCACCTGGACCCGGTCTCGGAGGCCACGCGCCGGTATTATCTCCAGGGAGGGCGGCAGGTCCGGAGTCAGGCGCTCGTGGATTGGACCCGGCTTCCCGGGCATTCCGGGAATGTCCCTCAGAAGGGAAGGGAACTGAAGTGAACAGAACAGAACAGATGACTGACCTGCAGGTGTCATCGCCGGAGCCGGAGCCGGAATGTCCGGCGTGCGACAAGCCCCTGCGGGACGACCACACCTGCGGCTGTGGGTATGTAGCTCCGGACCCAGACTACGACCTGATCACTGACCGGCAGGCTGAGGATGCTTTAGAGACCTGGGAGAACCAGCATGATCATGACTAGACGCCTGCTTGTAGAGATTGACCTCACCCGTCTGGGCTATGCGCCTGCACATCGCCTGCGTGCGCTCCTGGCCGAGGCGGCTCACGACATTCACGGCGACGGCGAGACCACGGTGTCAGACCAGCGCGGCGTGATTCTTGAGAAAACGGATGTCGGACGCCAGCGAGTCGCGGGGGTCTGGAAAATAGAGACACAACATTACGATGGCGAGTGACGCAGTCCACAGAAAGGACAGGCAAATGACCGACCGGAAAGGCACGACCTCAGCCGATGTGAAATTGCTGAGGGACATGGCCGATGATGTCGAGGAGATGGGCCGAGACCTGAATGAGGAGAAGCACCTCTGTCAGAGTTGCGGCATTTCGAAATACGTGAAGTTTGACGAGCATATCGTGGCGAACTCTCTCAAGCGCCTCCCCGCACGGCTCCGACACTCCGCCGAACTCCTGGAAAACGTGCAAAAATACGGACGCGTCGGCGGAAAGGAAAAACCATGAGCGACCCAGCAGACAGAGATGCTTCTCAGGCGCTGCTCAACGAGACCTTGCAGCGTCTCACGACGGGCATCGCACAGCAGTTCACCGAGGACGACTTGGACACACCCCGGGTCTGTGCGCTCGCCTGTGCCCTGGCGATGCAATTGTTTCTCAGCGTTGCCGAGGTCACCGACGCGGAACGCGAGGAGTTTTTCACCGAGGTCATCCCAGACATGGAGAATGGCTGGCACTTCTCAGCCTCTCCGGTTGACCGGGCTGAGGGAGACCCACTCCTGGTTGTCCAGGTCCGGAGCGACGACCTCTCCGAGGAGGAGGAAGCCCTCAAGCGCATGGGAACGTCGCCCAGTAAGCTCGTTAACTAAGAGGCCGGTGCTGCCCCAGTTTGGGTACGCAGCCGGGCAAGTCCCCTCCGCACTCGGCCCACGTCAGCACCCACGGTTCATAGGCGGTCCACCGCTGATTGGGTGCCATGACGTGGGTCTCCCGCGAGGCGACCTCCACGTAGGGGCGCTCGCAGACCGGACAGACCCCCCACTCAGCGCTTCCCTTTGTGCTTGAAGTATTCAATCTCCGCTAGCCGTTTCTGAGCCGCCTTCTTACTGAGCCCCGGCTTACTCAGGGGCTTCCCGGTCTTTGAGGTGACTCGATAGCCACGTTTACTCTTGGTAATCGTCATAACGACTCCGTCCCCTTCGCCACGAGTTTGCCTAGCGCGGTCAATGACCACACGACCTGCCGCGTTCCCCGTACCTGACGATCGCCGCTGGCGTGGATCAGCTTGGCCCTGTGCAGTTCGATGCGCCGTGGCCGCTCAGTGCTCCCGGCCATGTGCAACACGGCTTGAATTTCTTTATCGGTCAGCCCGTCCGGGTGGTGGGCGAGCGCAATCAACACGTTCCAGCGCTTGGTCCCCGCCTTGCCTGCCATCTTCTCGGCGGCTTCATACGATGTGGCGACCGTGAGGCTCAGCGTGCCAGTGAACGGGAGTTCTCTCTCGGTATACGGCATCATGGAACACGTTTAAACGCGACGAACGTGATGCAGATAACTGCCAATATCCCGTCCGGCATCAGGCCGGAACGTGTGAGCGTCCCCAGCGTCCAGCGTGACGGACTCCAGAGTTTCGCCAGAGGCCAGGCTGACCACGTCAACCTGCATCGGGAACTTCGCCTTGATGCGGTAGGTGCCTCGCAATCCAATCACACTCACCCAGTATTCCCCATGTAATTCGCTCGCATAGGAGCGCACCACCCCATCCTCGTGGGTGTCCGGCCAGATTTGGTCATCGGTCTCGTAGGGATGTCCGGACCAGTGATGGTTTTGCGGAGCCCCGTTCGAAATGGCTGGAGGCACCCCATCACGCACGCTCTTCAGTGCGTGCATCACATAACTCGACACGCCCTCCCAGTAGGGGATATCCCCCCGCACCCCGACATTGGCGTGCAGGCAGTAGCCTGCTCCCCCGCTAACGTAGGTCGTGAGCATCTGCGCAGCCAGACGCTCGGCGTCCGTCTCGGAATAGCCGGAGGAACCAGGCCCCACGGGCTCGTTGTTCACAAAGATGCGTGGCATTCCGTTGTAGAACTGCACCTCCCACGGCTGGCGAATACAGCGGTAGGGGCCCTCGATGGTATTCACACGACGCGAAAAATGTGGGGTCAGGAGGTCAGCGTCTCGGGCGTCTGGATGATGGGCAAAGAGCCGGTCAAGCGCGGCCTCTGGATTGTCACTCCCGTCAGGGGAACTGGGGGCCACGAGGATAGTGCTGGCGTCTGCCCAGACCCTGGTCAACTCAGCCAGGTCTGCATCGTTTACCCCATTGAGATTGCTTTCATTCGCCATCTCGACAAACTGGATCGCATGGCGCTTCGTATTCAGGATGGGGGCCAGATGCTGCACCCAGGCACACCGATCGTCCTGCGAGGGCATCATCACCTGCGCATCCGCGAACAGCACCAACTGGACGCGAAGGCCACGGTCCACACAGGCATCCAGCAGACGCATCAGCCGTGCGTCGTAGTCGTCCCACGACGGGTCGATGACGCGGCCTGACCAGTAGGGTTGGCTCCCGACCATCGACAGGGCCCGGATATAATCCACACCGTAAGAAGCAATCCAGTCGAGCGTAGCTGCAAGCCTGGGCAAGTCGTGTTTCGCGGCCCACATCGCCCAGAAGAGCGAGATGCCCCACGCGGGACGTGGTCCACGGCTGTCCGAGAAAGCCTTGCCGTCCAGTGACACGATATCTGTCACAGCAATCACTCGTCCCGGCTCTGGCTCTGGCTCAGGCTCAGGCTCTGGCTCAGGCTCGGGCTCGGGCTCGGGCTCGGGCTCGGGCTCAGGCTCAGGCTCGGGCTCGGGCTCGGGCTCGGGCTCGGGCTCGGGCTCAGGCTCGGGGCAGGGAAGCGGTCGTGCAGACGAGAACAGGGAATGGAGTAACTCATACAGCCAGCGGAGGATTGCCATCAAGCACCTTTCATATTGATGAGCCGGTCGTAAACTTCCAGGTCATGCTCTGTCGCGGGAGACGTGCCAACCAGACACAGCTTGCAGCCCGTGCAGCCGTCACGTTTCCCCAGCACATGGGAGACATTCCAGGCGAGAGTCCAGCTTTTCGCCTTGGTCTCGGTATAGGGATTGGCATAGCGAGGCACGCCTTCTTGCGCGGCCTTCGCGCCGTTACGGAAACAGAAACTGTCTCTGTCAGGTTCCTGCACCCGCGTCTTGCGCGGACCCCCGTGCCCATCACGATTGGCACGGCTTACATACTCACGGCGCTTGCTCGGCATAGGACCGTTTAAACGCTCTCCGCTGCACGCGCTGCACCCATTCTCTCGCCTGTGTTTCGCCCAGGAGTATCACCACGGGCGACCCCTTCCACTGTTCGACAAACTTCACCTGGTCTGGCGTCAACGTCCGGCGGCTGACCGTCTTGGCTCCGTCTTTGATCTCCACGAGATATGTTTCGCCATCGCCTGGAGTGGTGGGAATCCCGACCACGCAGTCCGGGAACCCCTTATGCACGCCATGCGTGCTCGCCACTGACGCGCCTGCGTCACGCAATGCCTTAATCACGGCCTTGTGATTCCCATCGGTGCGTGGCGCCAGTCGTCCCGTCACGCCATCACCACTGCTTCACCGCTGTCTTGACAATGTCCGGGGGGGGCACCAGCGTCATGTCCCGCTCCCGGAACGACTGCTGCTCGCCAACAAAGCTCAGGTAGACCTTGCCGACCGGGCCATTCCGATTCTTCGCCACTTTCAATACCGTCAGGTCTTCCGGCTCACCGTCATCGTACAGGCTCGGTCTCCACATAAGGAGGCAGACATCGGCATCTTGTTCTAACTCCCCGCTATCGCGCAAGTCAGAGAGTTGCGGTTCGCCCCCGCCACGTCCGCGTGTTTCCACAGCGCGAGACAACTGCGAGAGCGCCAGCACGCTGACCCCACACTCATGCGCAATCGCTTTGAGCCCACGACTCAGGGCTCCGACTTCCTGCACCCGGTTCCCATACGCACGCGTAGACGGCGGCGGCTTCAACAACTGCAGGTAATCAACCACCAGCAGCCCGGGGTCTTCCCCGACCACCATACGCCTGAGGTCACCCAGGTTCATCCCGGGAGCGTCATCCACATGCACCGGTAGCGACGAGAGATGCTCAAGGCTCGTCGCCAGCGACCCGTAGTCTTCTTGCGAGAGGTCACCTTGCCGGAGGGACAGGTAGTCCACCCCGCTTTGCGCAGCCAGTAGACGCATGGACAGCGCGGTGTGCTGCATCTCCAGACTGGCAAACCAGACCTTCGCTCCACGTTCAGCCACGACACGCGCCAGATGCAAGGCGAGGGCCGTCTTGCCGGACGACGGACGACCGCTCAACAACGTGAGTTCGCCCGGTCGGAAACTACATCCCAGTTTATCGAGAGACTTGAACCCCGTCTCATTGACAGCCTTGGGCGCATCAAGCTCCGCCATTAGCTGCGACAGGCTCTCCTTCAGCGTCACCCCGTGGCCTCGATTGCCACGCACCGCCTCCCGTAACTGGTCTACGATCCCATTCGCGGACTCCGCCGGGTTGGACGCCGTTCCAAATGTATCGACCCCTTCCAGACAGACGGCCTGCAGACGACGACGGTCAGCGTGCGACACAACAACGCGTGCATACTCCTCCGCATTCGTTGACCGGGGCACCCCGTCCGTCAGCGAGGCGAGATAGGCTGGACCGCCCACGTCATCGAGGCGTCCACGCAGGCTCAGTGTCGTCTTGACGGCGATGAGGTCAGGCGTCTGCCCCTGCTCGTGGCAGGCACGCATCGCTGACCAGATATGGCGATGGGGCAGGCGAAAGAAGTCATCGCCGGACATCACGTCAAGCAACGGGCTGATCATTTTGGGTGAAATCAGCACGGCTCCGAGGACTGCTTTCTCGGCATCCAGCGAATGCGGGGAGACCCTATCCATGTTTGCGCTCCGGCGTGGACTCGCCAAACAAATCACCCGCTGGCTGATCAGGGGTCGATCGACGTGTCTCACGTTTGGTAAAATCCCGGATCACCGCTTTCGGAAACCCCCGCTCGACGGTGGTGCAGACCTGACAGTCCGGGTTGTTACACCGTGCAATCGCGCAGCAGGTCATAGCGACACCTCAATCTTCAGCGCTTCTGCCAGTGAACCGGCCATTGTCAGGAGCTTGGGGAGGGTGCGTTGCGACCCCCGCAACAGCCTCGCCTTCGGATGCTCCTCGTCTACCGTGAGATACATGCGGATGATTTTGTCTAATGCGGTGTCGTCGTAGGCTTCGACCAGGGCTGAGGCGGCATCGAGGTCACGCTGTGCCTGCGACCGGCTCTGCACGTAGGGCTGCTTCATCAGTTCCTTGTGGGCGACCAGGAAGTGCGCCACCAGACAACCCGCACGGCCCGATGGTGATGCCTCTCCATTCTCTTTAGCGAACACTTCCGCTAACGTCTTGCCCTGGTTATCCTGTTTAAACGTCTCGCCAGGAGGGTCTGGAAACTTGGACTTGGTGCGCTTGTGCAGTCCGGTCTGATGCTCCTCCCACTGCGCCACCTGAATGACACACTGGTGAGATCCACGCACGCGGTCGTTTGCCTCGTAGCGCTGGATGAGCCCGACCTCGCAGAGCGCAACAATCGCATCCTCAAACTCTGCTTCTGTGCGTGGCGAGACGGGAAAGACCCGGACCTTTACACTGAACGAGTCACCTTCGACCCGTCCAAAATCATCCGTAAAACTCACCAGGAGCGGGAACAGTAACTGGTAGAACTCGCCATGCTCATAACCACCGAGCTTGGCAAACCGCTTAGAGGTGCCAAGCGCCTTGCTGATCATGCGTCCTCGTGCCACGATGCCTCCCTTCAAAGGCACGGGGGCGCGAAGCAAGGAAAGGAGGAACTTGCTTCGACACCCCCGCTAGCCCCGATTTATCCCACCCGTTCGGGACTGGACGGGCGCAGGTTGAGCGGGATGCCTAGAACGGAATGTCGTCCGGGTCGATGCTACGAACGGTGCGACCGGAGTCTTCCGGCGTACTGCCTTTCGGCTTGTCGCCCAGCAGCACGAGCCCTCCGAAATCACGCACGCGAATCTCGGTCACCTTGCGGGTCTGTCCGTCCTTCTCGTAGCTACGCGTCTGGAGCGACCCCTGCACACAGACCTGCAGCCCTTTCAGCAGATACCGTCCGACCGCATCCACGGTCTTGCCCCACATATTGCACCGATGCCACTCGGTCTTCTCCTGGTATTCGCCGCTCTTGTCCTTGTAGCGTTCGGTCGTGGCGATCGAGAACTTCGCTAACGGGGTGCCGTTGACGCCCTTTAACTCGGCGTCCTGTCCGAGACGCCCGATCAATGTTACTTGGTTTAGTGATCCCATATGTCTCCCGTTTCATCCTTCGTTGCGGATACGGCTGGCACCGTGTCCTCTGTCACGACGACCCCTGGCAAATCCAGGTTGCCTCTCAGCGCTTGGGCCAATCGGTTGATTTCCTTGTGATTGGGGGCCAAGACTTTGACCCATTGTGGATGCTCGGCACAATAGGCAATCAAGGCGGGGAGGTCCGTCACCTTCCCACCCCACTTCTTCCGGTAGCTAATACCCTCTACCTCTGGCACTGCTTGCCGCTGCACGACAGGTGGGAGCACCAGTGGTTCGTTCATCAGCGCGTCAGCGCCCTTCGCATCGCCATTGGACCGCAGCCTCTCTGCCTGCTCCAGACGCGAAGCCTTCGCCGTTGCCTCCATTGCTTGGCGCTGCGCTTCCGCATTGGCTGCAGCCGCGTTGTCCTGTGTGGTCACCCACTCGGTCACGACACGTTTCAAGACCAGTTCGGCCTCTGCTAACTGGTCATCGTGACGACGGCGCAACGCCACCAACTCCTTGTGCGTCCGGTGCGCTTGTGCAATCGAGGGACGAAGCTCCTCTTGAATACGACGACGGTTCGATTTGATCTGACGCAAGAACTCCACTGCCTGCACGTAGTCATGTGTCGAGGTAATGACGACCGAGGATACCTGCTTCACGGCCAGCGCGACCTCGTGGGACATCTGCGCCTCTACGGTTTGCTCCATTCCCACCTGCCTTTCGATGGGCCGACCTGTGTCAGCCAGTGTGCGACCGTCAACGCCGAGAGAAAGACGCCAGCATCGAGGGATGAGGTGTATGGGGTGAGCGTATACTTGCCGTCCCCCCGCAGGTAGAGCCCATACCGCTTGACCTGCGCAGCCTCTGTCACCAGACCCCGGCGCGAGAGATACCTCGACAGCAGGTGCTGATAGCCAGCCAACTGAATGCAATGCCAGGGCGCAGCGCCCCCGCGTCCGGTCTTCAGGTCCACCACGACCTTCTGGGGCACACCCTGCACGGTAATCGTACCGACCCGGTCTACGGTGCCAGCCACATCACTGACCTCATCCACAAACACCGCCTCAATCCGTGTCCACGCCGGGGCGCAGTCATCCACGAAGCGCTTGTAGCCATCCAGATAGGGCTTGATGTCATCGCTGACCGTGGCCTCATCCAGTTGCCCCTGGTCATACAGGGCTGTCCCTTCATGGACATAGGTGCCCTTGGTTGCCGACCGTGGAGTAAAGAAGGTGGCGTCCACCATCCCGGTCACGTTCAGCACCTGTGTAATGGACAGCAGTTTCCGTTTCCCGGAGTCTTCGACCAGCCAGTAGGTGTGGTCGGCCTCGCGGAACTCGACCACCGGATCAGGAGAAGAGGGCATCGTCATTACTGACCTTCGCGCTGTGGCGTGTGGACTGTGGCTTGCTGAGACCATCCAGTTTCGAAGTTCGTAGCCAGGTCTTGAGCGCCTCACGTAGGGCGTCGAGCTTTTCGTCTTGTGTGTGGTCCTCGTAGTTCTTCAGGAAGGCGGCGATGTGAGTCTCCGGCATCTGCTGCTTACGGCAAACCGCGAGCGCTGTGTCGAGCTTGCTGTCTGTTCGCGGAACCGTCGTGGCCTCCACGCCAGCCGCCGCATTGCCGTCGTCGTCAACGGCATCGGCCTCTTCATCCGGGTCTAACTCATCGACACAGATAATCTGCACCAAGGCTCGCAGGCCCAACCGCTGCGCGTAGGTGGCTGCACTGGCAAATCCATGCACACCTTTCTGCTTGTCCGGGGCCATGCGTAAGGTGGACTCCATGCACTGACCACTCGTATGGCCCAGCACGGTGGTCACCACCACATCCCCGTTTCCATCCGACTTCACTAGCTGATTGATAGTGAGCCCGTGTGAGGCGAGCTTCGCAATCGACGCCCGTTGTAAGGCTGCAAGCGAGGCATAGCGATAGACGGCCCCACCACGACCAAACGCCGTGTTGGCCTTGTCGCTCTTGCAGACGGCTGGCTTCTTGCAATACTCCGCATATGCGGCCAACAGATACCTCATACGCGATCCGCGAGGAGCGCTACTCGATAGCCAATCTGTATCGGCGGGGTACGAAGTGGCCGTTGTGTCGGTGTCTGTGCTTGGAGATACGGCTACATCTATGTGCTTATCCACGCTTTCCCCCCTGCATTGGAAACAAGTCCTCGATAGCGACACCAAAATACTGCGCGAAGCGATGCGCAATCGACACCGTCACAGTGCGATAACGCTGGCACGCCACATCAGAGATATAGGACTGCGACATGGCGAGCGCCTCAGCGACCTCTTGCTGCGTGACCCCCGCCAATTCCATCGCACGCTTCAGGCGATTCCCGTCGTCGCGCTGGCGACGTAAATTGGCGAGATGAATTTTGGTGAGTAAGGACATAACGTGAGGAGTGTATATCCCCACGTCGCAGGAGTCAACGTGAAAAACAGTCAGTGATATCAGGAGGGAATGTCGATCCACCGGCCCGTGCGCAGCATCTCGGCCAGATGAAGGGCCCGGTCACCGACCTGTTCAGCAAAACGACTGTCGAGTAGCTCGATAGCGGCGGTATCCCAGCGGCTCTTAGACAGCGCCAGATGTGTCTTCTTGAAGCCGCGCCATCCATTCGGGCCGCAGCAAAACACCATCGAGACACAGACGGCCTGACGGGGTTCATTTAATGCCGAGAACCACGGGTAGATAGCAGCCCCACGCGTGGCTCTGTCGATATCGTGGTCGAGCATGAAGTCAATCTCCGATCGGGTCAGCCCCCGGTCGGTCAGGTTGCGCCCCACGCCAATCGTGAGCTTCCCCTCCAGGGTCTTGCCTGGGCGCAGGGTCTTGGCAGTCGCATCATCGTAGGCTTTCTGCCTGAGCCCTTCATGCAGAATGAGCATCTTGCGCAGGGTAGTAGTCATAGTCTGAGCCTTGAAACATAACATCCTGTCACCGCGCCAGCAGCACTCCCGATGGCATACGGCAACCATCCCCACGGCACTTGTTCTACTGTCGCTAGCACGTTCCCATACCACGCACACCCAAGCACAAAGGCTCCGAACGCAATCCTGAATCCTCCTCCACGCTGCAGGTTTCTTGTCTGCCACGAGACCAGTCCCACCAGGACAAACCCTCTCGACGCGAGCAGGAGCCACTCACTCACCAGCACACTCCAGATAGGCTCGGTAGATAGCATCACGAAACCTCTCTAGCTGGCCCGTGCGATTAACGATCACGCGATGGAAAGGAAATCCATCCAGCGCTGTTTCGGTCGGATGGTCAGGGGGCCGGTCATCTGCCACAAACATAGACCCATCTGCGTTGAGCCGGTCAATGCGCCACACCTCACCACTCACAGCGTGAATCATCTCGGCCTCATTCTGGAAACGCACCCCTGTCACAATCGCCAGCGACGGGGCATCCTCCTGAATCTTCCAGAACAGAGCATCGACCCAGACCTCTGGGTTCTTGGTGCGTGCCTCAATCCCCACCGCCTGGAGCAGCCGTGGCTCTCGTGTCGTCATCCCATAGAGGGCCCGACAGACGACCGCAATCGCATCGCTGAAGGCGTAGGCTCTCGCGCCAGGCACCCGTTCAGCGAGATAGGATGCGGCTACGTCCTTCCCTGTCCTGGCCTTATGGCCCAGGCCAATCACACGCGTCTCTGATTGTTTCAGGGCTGCGAGCAAGACTGTGTGGGGAGACACTATGGTAACGGAGCCAGACACCCGGCGCGAGATTCTGCGTCCGGAGCGGTGTTCACGCAGATTTGACGAGAGATGTTAATCAACTGACGCATCCACGCGTCGGTTTCAGCGCTGTGCGTATCGATCGCAGTCAAGACCTGACCGCTGAGAAACCAGATGAGGAACAATGCGATAATCGACGGGACGCCCACATCTCGCACCAACTTGGCAATCGCTTCATATTTAGGGGGCATCTGGCACTCCTCCTGCTGCTGCTGCTGCTGCATCCGCCTGCACACTGGCGGTGATGAGCCTGTCGAGCAGTCCGGCTCGTGAGAGTTGTTGCCCCGCCTCGTCAGTCACGTTCGTCTCCACGAACAGCCATGTGTCTGCCTGTGAGGCCGCAGGCGATTGCGCCTGTCGCGTGCGAACCTCGACCGAGACGGCCCACGCCACCACCAAGGCCACCAGGAGGGCGTAGAACGCCAGCTTGTAATTCACCGTCATGTTCCCTCGCTTCGCCTGAGGCGTGTCTCTGGGGGCGCGACCTGAATGCCACGCAGGTCATCCAAGCTCTTCACTGGTCCGGTATACACGGTCCCGTCAGCGCCGATAAACAGGAGTAGGGTAGAGGGTGACACCCTGTCATTCACCAGACCGATTCCAGGCGGGAGGTCTATGCCCAAGTAGTCGCTCTCGGTCCATGCCAGACCGTTCTCGAAACTGACATCGCCAGCCTGCACATCCACCGCATGGATAGACGCCCAACGATACAGCGCACTGCCCAGCGACCCCCGGTTATCAGCCAGAGCGCCAGTCGATGCCGTGGGAAAGAGTCCCGCTGGCGACAGACGCATCACGGAGTGAGAGATTATCGCGTTGGTTCCAGGCTCGTACTTCCCCTGGACGGTCCCAAAAATGAGTCCACCGGTTTCGAGATGCCCGATGTAGGAGGAGCGGTCGGTGTCATCGCTGCATGACGGGTCGTCGCACGTTTGGAATACTACATATCTCCCACCGTTCCCCCCTCCATGCGTTCCAGGCGTGGTGGTATAGCGACTCGGCGGTCCACGAATCATGAAGGTCTGGCCGTTTAAACGCAGGTGTCCGTTCTGCTTGCCATCAAAGCTGTGTCCCACGCCAGTCAGCGCGAAGTCCCACTCGTCACTCCGCGTATAGTCCCCAGGCTCTCTCGCACCCGTGAAAAACTGGATTCTTGGGTCATTATCCTGATTACTGACGTTGCGTCCAATCGAGATGAACGCATCCCGACCATTGAGGTGCATCCCGCTCTCGTTGCCAATCTCAAAATCGATTAGAACGGAGCCGCCGACTGGGTTATAGATATAGAGACTCTCCGCTGGAGGTTCCACGAGTGCCACCTCAGACACTGGTTGCTCGACCGGCTCTGGGACAAATACAGGGATAGGGGCTGGAGGGGCAGGAGGGAGTTCGACGATTGCCGCTGTGCCACAGGCCACCAGCACAATACCCAGCAGCGAGACAACGGTGTGTTTATAAGACAGCATCATCGACTCCTGGGTCTGCGTCTTCTGCATCGTCGTCTACCCACGGGAGCGGAGCGTCATCCTGTGCTTGTGCGTCAGCCTGTGCTTGTACAGCAACCTGCACTTCTAAATCGCTCGTGAGAATCTGCCGCGCCTTTGCGAGTTGCTCTTCCTCCATGCGAGCGTGGAGCCAGCCCAGGACCATCTCTTCGGTGACCGCTATGGCTGGAGGATCAGGCACAAGATACTGAAATGTGTCAGGGTCTGGATACTCATCGGCTGGGTCCACACGCACAGGAGCGAGTGTGGTCCCCCCCGTCTCACAGGCTCTATAGCTGTTTCCTTCTATCTCCTGCTCGACACACGCTCGCCAGTAAATATCTTTCACTACATCATCAGCGCCGTCATACGGCGCAGGTCCATCAGGAAAGACGGTAACGTTCATTACGGTCCAGACAATAGCCGCAAGCTCTATCATTACATTCCTCGTCCGTGGATGACCTGTATGGCGAAGTTTTTGGTACTGCCAAACTTATTTTTCACATACGTGGCACCAGTAGTGTTTCCTTTGTAGACCGCGACACCAGTACCGGTATCCGTGTCCTCGCAATTGCCAGCGGGGTCACCCATCACGATGACGTTGTTGCTCTGGTATGACGCGAAGTACAGACAGGCACCATACAAACTGTTATGTTCCACCATGATCATAGCTGCGGTGTTGACGGACAATAGCACCGTGGCCTCATCATCGAGAGTTATATAGAGGTCTTCCATGTTCTTCATGTAGAGTTCGCTAACGCCAACAAGACCATTCAGATCGCCACCGATCTCCACCGCACCAGCCCCACGTATCGCAAAAACCTTCCCCGTGTTTGTGGCTGCATATGAGGGTGCGCCATTACGAATTTCAAGCAATGTCTCCGTATTGCCTAGCAACTGCGACCCTGTCCCACTCGCCGCCTGTTTGAATCCGTTCAGGGCAATCGCCGCCATATCATCCGTGGGGTCGGTGTTCCCGATACCACCAAACAAGCCCAACCCCCATGAGAATTGGTCATCCCCCGCGTCATTGAAACCATAGATAGTACCGGCCCCATCGTCAGCATGGGCTGCTCTAGCAAACAGCGCACAATTCGCCGGGCCGAAATCCGTCATAGGGTTGAGCATGTCCGAGTCGCTGATACAGAGTCCACTTGTCGCTGACCCACCATCATGACGCACATCGAGGTTAGAAGATGGTGCCGCTAGGCCGATGCCCACATTCGGTCCACCGTTATAACCAATCACCATGCGCTGCGTTAAATCGACAGAGCTTGTTGCGATAGTGTTGATCTGAATCTCAGTCGGGTGCGAACTCGATGTCCATGTTCCGGCAACGTCGGCTGTGAAGTTCGCCGCGTTGGGTTCAAGATTGCTATCAGAGTCCTGTCCACCCCATTGCAGATAGCCCAAGTCTGAACCATCGGTAAAGGCTCCACCCGTATTGATGCGCGAAATCAGCACAGGTGCTGCATTGGGATTGTCAATATGGAGGTCTGCTTGGGGGCTTAGAGTCCCCACCCCAACTGCATCTTCAGACGCATCGACGAACAGCGTATCGGTAGCGACCACCAGATCGCCCACCAGGGTGAGGGCATCGCTCCCTGCCGCATACGTCAAACCCGCATCGCCGCCGAATGACCCTGAGTCGTTGTATTGGACCTGGGTATCACTGCCACCTGGAGTGCCAGCACCCACGGTTTGCCAACTGCTGTCCCCACGCAAGAACGTCGAGCTACTCGCCGTCCCAGACCCCAGTCTCGCCGTTGCCACCGTCCCAGACGAGAGATTGCTCGCGTTGAGGGTGGTGAGAGCGGCTCCGCTGACCGCCGCAATAGCCCCCGTAATTTGACCGCCTGGAATACCCGTGAGATTCGCTGCGCTGAGGTCATCAATAATGGTCGAACTCAGTGGGCCACTGAGCTTGCCGTCCGTGCCGACCAGGGCGACATCCCCGGTGCCAATGTTCAGACCGCCGCCCACATCGATGGCAGACGCGCCAGTCCCGCTCACCGTGAGGCCGGTGAATTGTGGGCTGTCGCCAGTCCCGACACCAATACTGGTCCGTAACGTCGCTCCACTCTCCGCGACTGGGTCAGTGGACCCATTGCCCACGATCATTTCGCTGTCGGCCAGGACGGACATGGCGGCGACCGTGCCAGTGCCGTTGCCCAGGAGCACTCCACCATCAGTCAGCGAGGTGGCTCCGGTGCCACCATAAGGAACAGTCACCGCTGTCCCGTTCCAGACCCCAGTTGCCACGGTTCCCAGAATCGTAATTGCGGTGGAACTGCCGACATCGAGCGTCGTCGGATCTCCAGAGGCATCACCAATGAGAATGACCCCATTGCCCAGGACTGCCGTGGCAGTGATCGCCGCAGACCCACTCCCCAACAACACCCCGCCATCAGTGAGCGTCGAGACGCCGGTCCCCCCATACGCCACGCCCACATCCGTTGCCTGCCATGTGCCTGTCGCTACGGTGCCAAGCACCGTGATGGCCGTCGAACTGCCCACATCGAGCGTAG